TTATTGTTTTGTACAGATTTAAAGACATCTAGCACTTCTGTCTACGTGTGATACTATAATTCTCATTGCAATCAATTCCGTAACACCCCCATATCAATAAATACAAATATATGAAATTTTTATAACAATTCCAAATTATTGTTTAGAAAATTGTAAAGTATTTTGTAAATATTTGTGTAAAGATGGAATAGTTTTATTACCAATTTTAATTGATTTACCATTTGCATCCATTATTTCATTTGGATTTCCAGAAATTTTCCAAAGAATAGCAACTACTGTAAAATACGGACTTATAGTTAATGTAGTAAACGCATGTTTACTTACTTCAAAAATATAAGAATTTATATCATTAGATTTTTGAACAAAATATCTTTGTATATATCCTCTTTTATATTCGATTTCCGTTGGTGCCGGTATGTACGCTGATATTTCTGGTAATTCATACTCAGAAAGATTACCTTTTACTTTTTTATACCTATCTGTGTTTATCATATTATTGCGTTTGTCTATATTGTCCAGTTACAGTTGTTGTCCATGTCATACCATTTACATTATGTTCTATTTCCGTAATTTGAAATAAACCATGTTTGGCGTATTTTGTTGGTATTCCAATAATATTAAAAGTATCACCCCTTCTAAATCCACTTGTACCTAAAACTTTAAAAGTATATTTTATTGGAAGTGGATGTGATAATCCTTTTTCAGTTGTTCCTTTATTTTTATTTGCAAATGCATCGTTTTTTAATTTATCAAATAATGGTTCATCATCCATACAAAATATGGTAAAATTTTGCTTTAAAACATCTGTATCTTGAATTTCACCGATATTTAAAAGGTCAGACTTTTCAACAAGAGGTACAACATCTATTTTTTCCAAATTAGCTCCAATAGCTTTAGCGGCAATTTCACCATCTGCATCTAATTCCGTTTTTAGTTCCTCATTTTTTTGTTTCTGTAAAGCCTCCGTTTGTGTTTTTATTGCAGCAATTTTGGCTTCAACTACAGCTATTTCCGCATTTCTTTTCTCTTCAAGTAAATCTTTTGCTGCTTCAACTTTTGCTGCATCTGCAATTTGTTCCGGGGTTCTAAGTAGATTAGCTGCTGCATCAGCAGCTTCTTGTAAAAGTTCTACGGCAGCCTGACGAGCTCCCTGATTCGCATAATTAGCTCTTATTTTATTTATTTCTTCTTTTAATGCCTGTTCCGTAGCTGCACTTTGTGCTATTTTTTCTTGGGTTTTTTGTGAAGGTAGTTTTTTATCTTCTGCCGCTGCCGCTGCCGCTGCTGCCGTTGCCGCCGCATCTTGTGCATCTTTTTCGGCTTGAGTTAGTATCTTTTTTGGGTTACCGTTACTATCGGTGTAACTAGTCAAAAATAAATCTGTTGCACTTTCAAAAAAACCACCAACTCCAACAATCGGTTCATCTGGATTATTTGCCAATGCCAATCTCCTACTAATTATTTGATTTGTCATTTCAGATGGTAATGCAATATCTATATTGGCATCCAAAAATATAGAATAAGGACCTGAATGATAAAATTGTACCGAGCCACCCTTTTTCTTCCCAATCCAATTTTCATCAACAACACTTAGTATAATATTACCATCTTTATCTTGTTGTTCAACTACTTGAAAATTCCAAAAGGAATTTACAGCCGATGACATTTCATTTAACATATCTAATAGAACTTCTCTAATATTTTTATTTTTTTGTTCCATTTTTGACCTAAATACTTCAAAATTTATATAAAGATTTTTTAAATACCCCCAATAACCCCCTTTTTCAGTATGTGCGGGTCCTATGGTAGTATCCTCAGTTTGAACAAATGAACCAAGTCTTGGTATATGATTATCTATAATATTAAATTCTTTAGTTTCCGTAGCTCCCTTTTGTACAAACACCCCGCCCGCTTTTTGAGTTATTTCACCTGCATTTAAAAAATATGCAGAAAAATCAGGCATAAATCCTGGTATTACTAATTTAGATGCTTTTGTTGAAAACATATTTGGAAATGCTCCTATTTTTGCATTACTAATATCAATTGTAATAGGAAGCTTTTTTCCGGCTAATATATAATCACTAAATTCTCCATTTCTATTTAAAATATCAATAGCCAGTTCAAATCGTATGTATTTGTTTGTTGAAAATAATTTTTCTTTTTCTATTTTAGCTTTTCCAACTGTAATTGTATCAGAAGTTTCACCCCCAACAGTCCTTGCCCACCATCCGGGTGCTGAGTATGTGGTAATTGCATTATTTACAACTGCATCAAAATTTATAAAGTCATACCATTGCACCGCCATTATACCATTTCTAGTTTTAGTTAACAAACCCTTTACAGCTTCTATTTGTCTTGTAGTTGGTAATTGATTGAACATATTTTTAAACCTTCTATATCTTCTCACATCATCACCATCTATCGCAGCGGTTGTAACGGTATCGGATATATCATATAATACCGGTTCACCTGGAGTTTCAATTATTGTTCCATTGGTACTGTTTATTTGTAAAGTTTTATTTTGAGATTGTAAAAACGTTGGCATTCCTGGTGCACCTCTCAATTTTACTGATATTTTCCACTTATCATTATCCGATTGAACATTCCCACCCACAATAAATCCTAAAAATGTATCGTAATCTCCCAAACTGTCAACCCTTCTTTTGTGTAAGTTGTTACCATTTAAATTACGTTCTGCTGCAGCTGCTAAAATAGCTTGAGTACCGATGTTTGGCATTTTTTGCGCTATCCCTTCATTGCTATTCCACCCATATTCAATGCATAAAGAATATCCAGGCTCTAAAAAATACCTTTGCATATATTCCATCTGTTCCAATGAAAAACATTCTAGTGATAGAGTACATTCTCTTGAAATTTGGTCTTTACCTTCTTTTATTTGTAAATCAGTTATACCAGGAGAAGGTCTTAATGGTCCACCTGCTGATAAAAGGGCTGCACCGTTCCAAGTAGTACCAAAAGTTCCACCACTTACTGAATTCCCATATACAAATCCCGCATTGTTAGTTGTAGATGGGTTGAATGTGCCATAATTCATATTAGATGATATAATTAATCCTTCAGCAGTTCCGGTTTTTGCTCCAGAAAATACTCTAATCCAACAAACTCGTTGAGAAGCACGCATACCGGCTTTTGTTCCAGTTTGAAGATTGTTTATAATCTTAGGGTCAATGTTAGATAATTCTGGAAATGTACTCATATATAAATTATGATTGTGTAAATATTCCTGCTATTTCAATATAATTTGCAGGTATTCTTAAAATAGTTCCTTCTTCAAATCCAATGTTTGCATCATGAATGTTATTAGATGTTGCTATAATCCACCAAAATCTTGAATCTCCATAAAATTGATACGCCAAAGTATCCAATCTATCACCGGTTTCCGTTGCTACAAAGGTATCTTGGTCAGATGGTGGAATATTTGGGTATATTTTTGACCTATATACCTGTCTACCATCTATTGTTGTTTTAATTTTATTATTTAAATATCTACTTTCCATTTTTATTTATAATTGTTATATCTTTTTAGTAGTAATGGCTTTAATTATTGCTTCTATATCCTCTTTACTAGGTTGAGCTGCTTGAACTGGATTTTCTGCTTTTTGTGATGTGGATGCATTAGGAGAATCAGAAACTTGTGTTTGTTTGAGTGGGTCACCCCCCTTATCTAAATTTTTGATTTTATCATCATTTATTATTTGATTTGGATTAGATGCACCATATCCATATAAACGTTTTGCGGAAGGAGCTATTGCAGGTGCTGCCGGTACTGCAGGTACTACTTTACCATCCGCAGTTTTACCTTCAGCCACCGCTTTTCTTTCAGCGGTTGCCATTTGATATGTACTACCAACTGTTTCTACCAATTTAAGAGTAATAGTAACATTAATAATTTTTGGTAATATATATTCACCCATTCCACCTTCACCAGTTTCCCACGGCGCATCATCAGGTATTTCATATGATAAATCCGAAATAAAAGCTTCTTTATTAACATGCATACTCCCTAATGTAAATCTAATAAACGGTGGTATTACAGCAATGTTTCCTGCATACCCTTGTGGATATGTTAAATTTGTTAAAAAATTGATTTTTTGCCAACAAGCTTTTAATTCATTTGAATTAAGTGCGTATATTTTAAATGCAAAATTTACACTTCTTTCAATATTACTATATGTGTAAAAATTAAATGGATTACCTACAAATTTTTGAGTATCCCAATTTGGTGATACCGTTTCAGTAATACCAGTTATGGTTGCTCTGAAATTTACAGCCGCCTGTTTAGCAACAGACCAAAATTTTAATTCTACTAAATCAAGTGATTTTAATGTTGGTAAATTTGGGTCTCTACCATTTGGTGTTAAACCATCCGTAGAATCGTACTGAACCAATCTATTTAATTCATCCGAACCTTTTCTTATTCCTCTTTTTACTTCCAATGAATCCATCAATTTTGTCTTTGAATACATTTGCTTAGGTTCTTTTGAAAAAGTTGGTACTGCAATATAATTTGTTATAGGTAACGGCAGATTAATTTCGGGGGTTTTATATGCAACATATTTTGATGATAAATCATTTCTTATATCAATTAAATCCTCTGGCAAATATTGAGCTCCAATCATTGTCTCACCATATTTCGAATCAATATCATAGTTATCACCGCCATCTTTGGCAAAATTTACTGCCGCTTGTGATGGTGAACCTAATAATAAAGTATTTAATTTCTTTTTACCTAATTCTAAAGCCGAACCAAGTATTTGATTTGGATTCGGTCTTCCTTGTAAATTATCTTTAATAAGTTTACCCAATAAATTACCACCAGAATTTGTTTTTAACTTAGTCAATGTGACCATTGTATCGGATACTTTGCCTTTTTTGAAATCAGAATTTAATACAATACGGCTTGGTATTAAATCTTCTGGTAATTTAGCTCCAATTTTTGATAACAAATCATTACCAAACTTTTCAGCTTTATTTATAAATGAAGTTAATTTTCCAAAAACTCCTTCCGTGCCTTTGGCTCCTTGTTTCATATCCTCAACAATACCCCTAGTCTTTGTGGAAAATTTAAGTATATCAGTTCCATATATAATTGGAGATGTTGTATTTGCTAATATTCTTAATCCAGTTACTTCTGCTTCTAATTTAGTTTCTCCTAATCTACTAGATAAATTTCTCCTTGCAATTTCTGCAATTTTAAAAGATGGTCGCATTAGGACATTATACGGCGTTCTTTTTATATCGGCAGTATTACGAATATCATATTGTTGTTCAGCGGTTTGTCCACTTATCAACTTTTTGGTTTTAAATAATTCTTCTATTGTTGGCATTAAATTGTATTTTATGCTTGTCCTATGTTATAGTTATTTCTTGTTGTTTTTTCAACTTGTGTATTAACATTTGAAGTAACCTTTGCAGAATCCATATACACTGCTATTTTTCCAGATGCCATATCCGCTCTCAATGCTTTAATTTCGTTTACTACTGCTGATAATGGCGCTGCTAATGCTGATAATCCACCACCTCCACCCCCACCTGCGGCTCCGGCTAATCCTGGTCCGGCCATTAAATCATCATTTTTACTTAATTCAAATAGTCCACCTTCTTTAGTTGATATTCGGGTCTTACCATCAGCTGGTGACATTACGTCTCCCGCCTTACTATAATATTGATAACCCAATGCCAATGCACCAGCCGCAGCCGCTACTCCCAATACAGGACCTATAAATGGTATTGCCGCAATAGATGTATATGCTCTCATAGCCATTTCAGCAATTGCTCCTAATAATCCTTTTTGTCTTATCATATTACCAGCTGATATAATAGCATTTTGTGCCATTAAATATCCATTTTTTGCAACTTCAAATGCAGCTTCTGCTTGTGTTGTAATTAAAGCTTTATTCTTTAAGAATAAATATGTTCCAGCACCTGCTACTAATGCTGCAGTTAGTGGTAATGCTTCTTTCATAAAACCAACTAAAGCCGCAAATCCGTCTGCTGCTGCATTTATTGGTATCATTATTAAATTTAATACCGTTGCCACTCCCTCTAATAGTGGAGATAAAGCCCCACCAATAGTTGCAACAATTCCCATAAATGCGTTTTGCATTCTTTCTAATTGTCCTTGTTGTTCGTTTTGTGCTGCTATTTTTTTTGTTTCTTCTGCTAATTGTTCTTTGGTCATATTGGTAATATCCAATCCCTTATCAATAGCATCCGATGCAAGTTTTTTTTCTTCTTCAGTTAATCCATTTAATTTTTCTTGCATCATCAATTGCTTGTTTATTTCTTCAACACTCATACCGGCTGCTTTAGCTAATTGTTGTTGTGTGAAATAATCTTTTTGACGGAAATCACCACTTCTTTGAATTTGTTTTAAGGTTTCTTCATTTGCTTCCTGAAGTTTACCTTCCATTGCTAATGCTCTTGCTCTACTTAAATTAAACTCACCTCCCACAAATGTTGCAGCTACTAATTCTTGCTCAATACCATTTTCAAAATCTAATAATTTTTCTGCTAATGATACTTGTTGTTTTAACGAAGTACCCATTCTTTGAGCCTGTATTGCGTTTTTAGTTAATGCGTTTATATCACCTTTAAAGAATGTAGATGCAGCTTCAGCGTTTTCGGCAATATCTTTAAATACTTTATCAGGTGCAACTCCGGCTAATTTAGCCATATTTGCAACTTGATTTCCTACATTAGCCGCTGTTTCCGATGATAATCCTCCAACACTTTCAAGTACACTTTGTACTTTTGCAGCATTACCTGCAGAAACTCCAAAGTTTTGACCCATTACGGACAATGATGCTAATACTTCTTCGGAAACATTTACAGTATCACTAAATTCTTCTTTTAATGCTTTCGCAGTATCAAATACATCTTTCAACTCAACACCAGCATCTCTGAAATTCATTTCAATATGACGTGCGTTGTTAACTAAATCTTTTGTTTGTGAATTCAGTAATCCGGTTTCTTTTCTAAAATCTTGTGCCGCTGCATCTAATGCTATAAATGAGTGCAACGCTGCCCCTAATAATGCATACATTATTACGAGTGGTGCACCCAATGTAGCCAATTGTGCTACCATCTTTTTTGCCATACCCACCGCATCTCCTATAAATCCAGGCATTTGGTTTAACAGGTCGTGATTAGCTTCATGAAGTGCGTTGGTTCTTACGGTTTGAGCATTTATATTTTTCATAGCCGCTAACTGACCTTCTGCTTCTTGTCTTGCTGTACCAGTTAGGTTCGCTATTGACTGTTGAAATCTTTCTATTTCAGCGTCTGCTGCAGATTGTCCATGTTTTATAGCACCTAATGCTTCTGCTTTCCTTAGTACCTCTGCAGTTATACTTTCTAATGCAGCAGTTCCTTCTTGAGATTGTTTTAATGCATCTCCATCTAAACTAAGTTCTTCTTCTTTTCTTTTTATTATTTCAGCACTTATAGAAGCTATGGAACTATATTGAGTATTTTGTCTATTTAATACTCTATTAGCACCACCTGATATATTGAGAATTCGTTTGGTAATAGATTCTTCTTCTTCTAGAAACTTTTCTCTTTTTTGAAGTGCTTTAGCAGAATCGGATTGAACCTTTAATCGGTCTTTCTCCACACGCATCATATTTTCTAACTGAGCTCTCTCAGCATCCGTGGCAGTAGCTATTCTTTCGTTTATTACTCGAATACGCTCTTTTATTTCTGCGTTTTCTTCTAATAAACGATTTAATTCCGCTTGTTCTGCTGGTGTTAGTGGTGCTACTGCCATTTAAATCAATGTTATTTAAAATCCTTATCTATAATACCCAATTTTACCCATTTTTTATACAATTCGGGTTGCTCATCTGCTATTTTTCTTACTCTAGGAGCAAAACTTTTAACTATATCAGCCATTTCATTATCTAATTTTTGTAATACCGGGTCAGCATCTATGATTGATTGTAATGTTTGTGGTTTCTTTTTACCAAATAATCCAAAAAATTCTTTTAAATTAGATTTTGATATTTTATATTTCTTCATATTAGTTGTAGTTTAACATCTATAAATATCCCATTAATAAAAAAAGTTAGGATTATCTATTAACCCTAACTTTTGAATTATTTGCTTTGTTTGATTTTTTTACTTCATCTGCTTCTTTCTTTTTAGAATCTACTAATTTATTGTAGTAAAACATCCTTAAATAAGTTGGCATTTTATAAAGTTCCATTACGGTAAAACCATTCCCATATTGAACCATATCAAATATTTGGGTATGAACTTGAATACTATGATTCCGAGCTAGGCCAAAAAAAGCTGACACCCATAGTGATAGGCGCCTCCTCCACCTCTCCATCTTCATGGATATGAGTAAATTTCATATCAACATCAGGTGATATTTTTTTTACATAACTTCTTAATGCTCTACTATCTATTGCTAACAATCCATTTACAAATTTGTTTATAGTTGTTGATGAATTATCCCCGTCAACTGATTGAATCATATAACGTAGACGAGTTGTAATTTCCGCACCCGCTCCACCTAATTTTTCAATAGCTTGGATATCTTTATCGATTGCTATTTCATCACCATGTGTAAGTAACTTACATATAATTTTTTTCTTATTAGATGGTAATACGAATTCAAATTCATTTTTATTATTAAATATTGATAAATCTACTTCTTTTGTTTTTACTTTACCCAAATCAACTCTTGCATCAATTGATTCATTTAGTTTAGATGAATAAAATTTAAAAAGATATTCCGGACCATATCCCAGTAATCTAGTTGCAAGGATAATAGCGTTTTTATCTCCTAAAATAATTTCACTAGGATTTATGTTACCAACAATAATAGATTCAAATAATTTATCCAAAACAATACCTTTTTTAATAAGATTTTGATTTGAAAGAATATCTTCTTCTTTTGCGGTCATATGTTTTATAGTAATCCTACCTGATGATAGTGGATGGTCTTTTGGGTAAACCTTACCCTGCGATGGAAGGTCTAATACTTCCGTTGGAAAATCATATTGTGTTTCTGCCATAACGTTATTCGTTTTTAAGTTTGTATATATAAATACATAGAATTTAAAAAATTAAAAATAAAAAACCCCCATCATTTCTGATGAGGGTTATCCTTCGGTAGCGTTCCGTAAGGAATATGTTTTAGAATTCTAAGATTGCGTAATCGTAAGATAGTGTTAATTCGATTGTTGCTGGTTCGTTTGATGAAAAATCTAAGTCACCAAAGTTTGCTTGTTGAATAAATGCACCTTTTAAAGTCCATTGTTCAATTTTATCACCAACAGGTCCTAACAAATAGAAAGTAATATCTTTTTTATAGAAATCTGCGTATCCACGTCTACCAGTAATTGATTCATGTCCTAAACGAATCCAATCCATTACTTTTTGTGCTGCAGAAGGTACAATTGGGTCATACAATGTAATATTTATATCCTGCCAATCACCTCTACCTTGTAATTTTCTTTTTACGTTGATATGGTCCAATGTAATTGTTTCAAATGATATTGTAGGTCTGTTCATCGCCTTTACAAGATATGAAGGGATAGTATCTATCTCCATTACATATCTATTTTTCATTTTAGGTTCGAAGTTCGTATAGAACATCTTGTCAAACTCTAATATTTCTGCCATTTTATTATACTTTTATTTTATATTAATAAATATCTACTTCCTTTATTTTCGTATTATGCTGAGAAACTTGCTCCAGTTGGTAAGATGTTGAAATCTATTACGATAAATTCCGCTGTCTTAGCCGGTTGTAAGAAAATTTGTCCTGCTAATATGTTTCTATCAATTACATCAGGTGTGTTGTTACTTTCATCCATTACAACTTTAAAGGTATAAAGTCCTTGTCTTTGTTGTACTGATTCTAAGTAAGGGTTCACAGTGTTTAAGAATCTTTGTCTAGTTGTAGAAGTATTTTGTTCGAATACTAAGAAACGAGATGTTGATGCAACGAATTTTTTCAAGTTGATAAGTAATCTTCTAACATTGATTCTATCTAAAGCAGATGCCTTATCTTGCAATGTTTTCTGTCCAAATGCTACAATACCTTGTCCAGGGAATGCCGCAATTGGGTTTACTTTGTTCTCATATAGAGTATCTCTTTCAGAATGTGTTAATCTATTCAATACACTAACTGCTCCGGTAATACCACCTCTATTCAAACCCGCAGGTGCAAACCATTCAGCTGCCAATCTATCATTAGAAGCGTAAACCGCTGGTAACAATGTAGAAGGTGGAACAGTTGTAAGTTTGTTTGTGTTACTATCAATTGTTTTCATCCAAGGATAGTAAGTTGCTACATAGTTTGAATCTACTGAATTTGCTTGCTCAGTTGCTTCAGTAATTGTATCATCATAATCGTTGAAATCCGCAATATAGAAACAATCTTGTCTTTCCTCAACCATATCAATTGCTTTAGAAGTAACCGATGGGTGAAGGCTTCTTACAATACCAGGAGTTACTACCATATTGATATCATATTCATCAGGATTAGATACTGCGTTGATTGCTTTAGTATATGCTATTGAACCATTTTGTGATGCGTTTGAACAATTGAATCCTTGTGTATTTGAATTTCCCCAATCAGTATCACCAGCCTTAGCTTTTCTTACGGTTGGGTTCATACCATCAAATCCATATTGGAATCCTAATACAAATTGTCTTTTAACCATATCAGTTGATGCTGAACCAGTCATTACATATGATAATTGTGAATCAAATGCGAATGCTACGTTAGCTCCAGCTACTGCTCCATCAGGAATTGGTTTTAAATATTGTTTATTATCTATTGCTTTATATGTATCTTCAAAATCAAATCCAGAAAAATAAACTGGAGATGATGATGTGTTGTTTGCTGAACCTGTTTGGTAATTTACGGCAGGCACCCAATTTGCTTCAGTTGTAGAATTTGTTTTAATTGGATTCACATATGCTGCGTGTCCAAAAGGTGCTGCTGATATTGGGTAAGAACCTGGTCCTAAAATATTAGAATTAGCATCTAATACAACTACTCTTACATTGTTTGATTTATTTGAGTAATCACCAATTTCAGTTAATTTTCCATTAGAATCGATTGTTAACTTTCTATCACCAATTCTTCTAGCTATATAGTTAGGAGATGCAGGGTCTAAGTTAACGTTATTATATGTTTCAACTACACTCTTTCTCTTATCAGTATCACTAAATGAACGAATAGTTACAGTAAATGTTGAATAGTCAGTTGAACCATCTTCACCAGCCGCTTTTACATTAGAAATACCAACTTTAAATTTAGTATTATATAATGTACCATGTCCTATTGTTTCAAATTTAAATAAGTTATATCTTTCACCACTAATTAATTGAGATACTACAATTGGAGTACTTGCTTCTTCTGCATCACCATACACTTGTGTTGGTAAATTAAGTTCGTATATTTGTACACCTTGTAGAGCACTATCATCTTTATATCCTAATGATGCACTTTCAAAATACAAATATCCATAAGCTGCTTTAGCACCGAATGGAGATTCACCAAATACGTCAGAAATATCGTTTGTAGCTTCTTGAAAAATTGATGCCGATACACTAGCTATTCCAGAACCAGAACCAATTAGTCCTGATATTACAAATGAACCAGATACCGATGCACTACTTGTAATATTAGTCGAGCCATTTACAAATCCAACACCCTCATCACCAAAATTAGTTGAATATAAAACTCCAACTAGTTTTCTGCCTTGAGAACCGGATGCTAATATACCCAAAGGTGCTGCCTGTGAGTAACCACCAATTCCGGCAACTCTTACGATTGTTGCTTGTCCAGCTTCTCTTAAATAATTTTGTACTGCGTATTCGGTATAATAAGTTCCATCAGGTGTTCCAAAGATATCTTCAAATTCTGATTGTGTTCTTACGATTGTTGGAACGAATGCAGGTCCTTGTTTAAAAGGTCCTATAAATGCCGCTCCAATTTCTCCAACTCCTTGAGCTAAGAAGGATAGGTCATTTTCTCTTGTGAATACGCCAGGTGATACGATTCTTTCTGCCATTTTATTTCTTCGATTTGTATTTTAAGTTTGTATTAGTAATAACTTACAGTAATACTCATATAAATATAAACAAAATATTCAAAACACAAATTAATTATTAAGAATCGATATTACAATCTACAATTATATTGTTGTATTTTG